ATGAGGATCTTCAAGCGGCTTGACTCGCCGCTGGGCGTTGCAGGGTTCGGTGACTTCGGGGCGATGCGAGTGAGCAAAGGACTCGACCCCGATGTTGCGCAACTCGTCGCGCCCTATGTTCGCCACGTCGGTGTGGCATGACAACTCTCAGCGCGTTGCGATCCGGCATCGCCACCAACCTCGCAACCATCAGCGGGCTTCGCACGTCCGCAACAGTCCCCGACGACGTGAATCCTCCTATCGCCGTTGTCGCTCCGCAAGGGATTACGTTCGACACTTCATTCGCTCGCGGTCTTGACACATACGAGTTTCAAGTGCTCGTGATCGTGGGCCGTGTTGATGAGCGCAGCGCCCAAAACAAGCTTGACGGTTTCTGTAACCCAACAGGGTCGTCAAGTATCAAGACCGCGCTAGAGAGTGACAAGACTCTCGGCGGGGAAGCACAAAACCTGCGATGCACAGAGATGCGAAATTACAGCAGCCTTCCGGTCGGTGAACTCACTTACCTGGCTGCTGAGTTCGCGGTCACCGTTTACGCAACCTAGAAAGAAAGGCAACTGTCATGGCAAAGTTCGTCGCCACGGATTACAACATCACCATCGGCGGCTCCGATTTCAGTTCATCCATCGCATCTGCTGAACTCAGCATTGAGGTTGATGATGTTGAAACGACGGCGTTTGGTGATTCCTCCCGCACTCGCGTGGGTGGATTGCAAACTGGAACACTCACGCTCGACTTCCATCAGGACTTCGGTTCTTCAAGCGTTGACGCGACGCTTGAGCCGCTGATCGGCACCAGCGTGGCTATCGTCATCAAGCCGACGAGCGCGGCTACTGGTGCAACCAACCCGACCTACTCGTTCAACTGCCTCGTCACGCAATACTCGCCGTTTGCTTCTAGCGTCGGCGACCTGGCGACCGTGAGTGTCACCTGGCCGGTTACGGGCGACATTACTCGCGCTGAATCGTAAGAGAGTCAGGTTCCTGCGATGAACAAGGTTGCCTTGCACGTTGACTTGAGCGACGGGTCGGGCGTGGACGTTGAAGCGACCACGCCTGACCTGATCGCTTTCGAGCGTAAGTTTGACAAGTCGTTCGCTGCGTTCGCGGATGATCTGCGGTTGGAATACATCGTCTGGCTGGCGTGGCACGCATTGAAGCGCACCACGCAAGTCAGCGTTGAGTTCGATCCGTGGACTGAAACGGTTGACGGCGTGACGGTGAAGGCGGTTGCAGACCCGCCCCCTTTGGAGAGCAGTCAGCCCACTGGTTGATCGCGCACCTTTCCTATGAATGGAAGGTCGCGCCCAGCCAGCTGGTTGACGAGTCTCCAAGAATGTTGACGACCATGAGCAGGTACTTGCGGTGGCGTGCGAGTGAGTACCGGAAGGCGGCGAGCAAGTGACCACATCCATTGACCTTGAAGTTGAGGGCGTGAATGAACTCGTCAACCGTCTTGCCAAGTTTGACAAGGATGTTTACAAAATCCTGACCAAAGAGGTTCGGGAAGGACTCGGCGACGTGGCAAGCAGAGCCAGAACTTTGACGCCTGGTGGTCGAGCGTTGCGAGGTTGGGGGCCGTGGAACTTGACGACCGGACAAACCGCGCAAGTGGGCAGCATCAGTCTTGTCACGGGAAGTCGTGACCTAGGCTTTCAAGGTTCTTCTGTTCGCCGTGGGATCAAACCAACAGCGGTGCGACGCAGCCAGAGAGGGCGCGTCACAAGTTTCAGCGGCATGGTTGTCACCAGGACAGCCGCAGGAGCCATTTACTCGCTGGCGGGAAGTCGGGATCAAACCGATTCGTTCAACAAGTTTCTCAACCGTAAGCGTGGCACCACGTTCCCTCGCGCCTTGACAGATGCGCGAAACATAGAGGGACCAAAGGCAGCCAAAGCAATCACCAAAGCAATCAGAAAAGCCGCCAAAGCGGTTGAAGGTAGGAGGGTCTAGGTCATGGCAAAGGCCCCCATCAACATCAAGATTGAAGGCGACTACAGCGACCGCGATATCAAGCGGGCGCAACGTGATCTTGAAAGTCTAAAGCGCAACAGTCAGCAGACAACGCAAAAGTTTGGCGCTATGTCTCGCGGGATGAAACTCGCGGGCGTCGCCATAGCTGCCGCCGCCGCTGGCGCTGCCGTTGGCGTGACTCGTTTCGCCGCGCAGAGCGTTGGCGCTGCCAGCGACCTGGATGAGTCGTTGTCAAAGACTCGCACCGTGTTCGGTGACGCGAGTGACGCTGTTGAGAAGTTCGCGCAGGACGCCGCAACGAACTTGGGCTTGAGTGAGCAGGCTGCGCTTGAGGCGACGAGCACGTTCGGCAACCTGTTCACCGCCATGGGCATCAACACCGGCAAGGCCTCCAGCCTGTCCCAAGAGATTGTGCAGCTCGCTGCCGATCTCGCCTCGTTCAACAACATCGAGGTTGAGGAAGCGATTATCGCTCTCCGCAGTGGGCTGGTCGGTGAGACTGAACCGTTGCGTCGCCTAGGCGTGAACTTGAGCGCGGCACGCATCAACGCTGAAGCGTTATCAAGTGGATTGGTGGAAACCAAAGGTCAGATTGACGCTGCGGCGAAAGCACAAGCGGCGTTCAACCTCATCATGGATGACACCGCTACGGCGCAGGGTGACTTCGCTCGCACGAGTGATGGACTGGCGAACACGACGCGGACGTTGCAGGCAGCGGTTCAAGATGCACAGGCGACCATCGGTAGAAGTTTCGTTGAGGCGATACTGCGAGCGACCGACGCTATGGGAGGCCCTGGGGGTTTGGAAGCAACGATTTCCCAATCTGCTGAAGATGTGGATTCGTTGCTTGTCGGTTTGAGTCAGTTCACTAGAAACGTCCAAAACTTTATTGGCGGCGTTACGGGTGCGGCAGATGCGACAGAGACGTTCGCTGATGAGCAAACTTCCTTAGCGAGAGGTTTGTTGCAGGGGATTCCGCTGATTGGCGTTTATCTTTCCGGTTTCTTACAGTATGGGGAGGGCGTCAAAGAGGGCGAACTTGAGACAGAACAGTTCACCGCGACCTTGCGAGCGATGAACGATGCTATGTCAGGGAACATTTCTGTCGCGGATCATTTAGTTGGTGAAATCGCTGACCTGAGTTCGATGACGCAACGCGCAGCGGCAGCGGCTCGTCAGTTCGCAGCAGAAACCGGCACGCAGTTGTTCCAAGTGCAGGCCGCTAATAAGTATTACCGTGACGCGGGTGTTCGATTGAAGCGACTCGCTGACGATGAGGAAGCGGCAGCGGAGGCCGCTGACAATCTGGGTCGTTCTGCTGGTAGTGCTGGCAGCGCGGTCAACAGTCTCGCGGATCGGATCGAGGATGCTCGTGGTCGCGCCATTGAAGGCATCAAGCGGATGCGCCAGGGGTTGAAGGACGAACTTGATGCGACCCGTCAGGAGTTCGATGACTTCAGCGTGAACGTGTCGAACGCGATCACGGGAGCGATTGACTTCGCCGCCGCCGACTCCATGACTAAGGTTGGTGCGAACGGCGAGGAAGTTGGGATGACGTTCCTTGAGGGTTTGCAGGCCCAGGCTGAGAAAGCCCGCGAGTTCGCCACCAAGATTCAAGAACTAATCACGGCGGGATTGAGCCAAGAGGCGATCACTCAGGTGCTCGCTGCTGGTGTTGACGCGGGCACGAACATCGCGAATGAGTTGATCGAGGGCGGCGCGACCGCGATTGACGACACCAACCGGCTGGTGCAGTCCACGCAGGAGGCCGCTGACAAGGTTGGGTTGGATGCGGCGCAGCATTTCCTCGGCGCTGGTGTGACGAGCGCCCACGCAACCGTTGTCGGCTTTGATGAGTTCATGAAGCCTGGCGCGGAGGGCTTCAAGAAACTGATGCACCGCATGGACAAGCTCGCCAAGAAAGCAGCCCGCCAGGTCATTATTGACGTGAAGGTGACCAAGCACATAACTGAAGAGATTGAGGAGATCAAGCAGAGCGTCAGGAAACGCGCCCTCGGTGGCCCCGTGGACGCTGGCAGCCCGTTCCTCGTCGGTGAGCGCGGACCAGAACTGTTCGTGCCGAATATCAGCGGCATGATCGTCCCCAATAATGAACTGCGGCCTAGCGGCGGGAACGTCATCAACCTGACCGTCAACGCCGGCATGGGCACCGATTCGCGGCAGGTCAGCAAGCAGATCGTTGACGCGCTCAAGCATTACCAGCGCAGTAACGGGCCGCTGCCCCTGAAGGTCGCAGGATGACCACCAAGGTCATCTTCGCTTTCGATCAGGACGCCGGCGGGATCACCAACTTCTTCGAGCTAGACGGCGCCGTCAAAGGGAAACTGGACAACACGACCTACACCCTCGGTGGAGCGTTCAGTCTCGTGGACGTGACCAGCGATGTTCGCAGCCTCACGATCAACCGTGGTCGCTCACGGCTCTTGGACAAGATTGAGTCCGCGACGGCGGAGATCCTGCTTGACAACCGCGCTCGACTTTACGACCCGCTGACTGGCGGCGGCGCGTCCTTCCCTTACGCGAGCAGCATCGTTCCACGCAAGAACGTTCAAGTGACCGTGAACGACCGGCCCGTGTTCAGCGGCCTCGTTGATGCGTGGGACATTGATTATGAGATCAATGAGGACTCCACCAGTCGGGCCGTGTGCGCTGACGGGTTCATCACTCTCGCGGAGACTGACGTGAGCACTAGCGCGAGAACAGCGCAAACATCTGGTGCCCGCATTGACGCTTTGTTGACTGAGGCGGGCTGGCCTTCCAGCAAGAGAGATATCGCGACGGGTCAGGTGACGTTGCAGGCTGACACGCCTGACGCGGACACGAACCTGCTTGAGTACGCCAGCCGCGTGAAAAGCACAGAGTTCGGTTCCCTGTTCATGAGTCGGGAAGGCTTGGCAACATTCCAAGACCGTCAGGAGACACAGAACTTCGGCACGTTCACGGTTCTCGGCTCTGGTGGTATCCCGATCAGCGCGGTGCAGATCGAGAACGGCACCGATGATTTGCATAACGTGATCCGGTTGCAGCGGGTCGGTGGGAGTGAGGTTGAGCGCAGCGACGCGACCAGCAAGACAACGTTCGGGATCAGCGAGCTCACCGCCTCCAAGTTGCTGTTCGATGATGACGTTGAGGTAGCGGACCTCGCTGACTACTTGCTGGCTCGGTTCAAGGATGCGACGTTCAGCATCAATCAGGTCGTGATCGTGATGGACGGGTTGAGTGAGGCGCAGCAGAACACGGTCGCGGAGTTGGAGATCAACTCGCCGGTTCAGGTTTCGTTCGCGCCCGCTGTCGGCCCAGCTGTGACGCAGTTCGCGACCATTGACCGGATCGCTCACGCTTTCGTCCCTGGTGAGCATGTGGTGACGTTCTCGATGAGTGAAGCCAAGCCGTCGTTCATCTTGAATGACACGACGTTCGGTGAGCTTGACGATGACCGACTCGGATTCTAGGAGGTAACGGTGGCTGGTGCCGGTTTCAAGACGTTCGCGAGTGGTGACGTGCTCACCGCGTCGGACGTGAACACCTACATCATGCAGCAACAGATCATGGTGTTCGCGTCCAGCACAGCGCGTGACGCCGCAATCACCAGCCCGAGCGAGGGCATGTTCGCTTTCTTGAAAGACGACGATTCGCTGGTCTACTACGACGGCTCTAGTTGGGAGACACTCTAATGCCTGCAGGTGGATTCAAGACATTCAACGCCGGAGATGTGCTCACGGCTGCTGACACGAACGATTACCTGATGCAGGGCATCGCTGTGTTTGCTGACGCGACTGCGCGTGACGCGGCGATCACTTCACCTGTCGAGGGTCAGGCTTGCTACCGCAGCGACGACGATAAGTTGGAGATTTACGACGGGAGCGCGTGGACTGAGGTTAGTGGTGCGCTTGCTGGTGCTGCGATCTCTGACACTCCGACGGGTAACTACACCTCTGGTGGGGTGACGTATGACTATTGGGAGTTCGATGCCTCATCGTCCATAAGTGTTTCGCAGGCGGGGTTGGCTGATGTGCTGGTCATCGGCGGCGGCGGTGCTGGTGGTACATCGAACGGTGGCGGTGGTGGCGGTGGCGGTATGCTCGTTGCCTCTAACGCATATCTAGCGTCTGGAAGTCACACAGTTGTCGTAGGCGCTGGTGGAACTGGTTTTAGTTTATCTTCCACAAACGCCGGATACCCCGGTGGAAATGGAATAACTAGCCGCCTTGGTTCCTATTATTCCTCTGGTGGCGGCGGCGGTGGTGCACTTAGCAGAAACTCATCTGGAACCATCGTGTTCTCATTTGACGGATTTGCAGGAGGGTCAGGCGGCGGCGGTAACGGTTCGACCCCCGCTGGTGGCTCAGGTGGTTCGTCGGCATCCGGCTTAGGCAATGATGGTGGCACGGGTTCAACAAGCAATGGCGGTGGCGGTGGCGGTGGCGCTGGTGCTGTTGGTGCTAACGCACCCGGCGCGGCTGGTGGCAATGGTGGCAATGGTTTAGCAAACTCTTACACGGGTTCTTCTGTTACTTACGCTGGTGGCGGTGGCGGTGCAGGAACTTCTGGCACGACTTCTGGTGGTTCGGGTGGCGGCGGTGCTGGTTCTAATGCAAGTGCCGCAACTGCTGGTACTGCTAATACTGGTGGTGGTGGTGGTGGTTCTATTAGTGCTGCTGCTGGCGCTGGTGGCAGCGGTAAGGTTGTTGTTCGTGTAGCGCGTCCGTACACCCCGGTCGCTGGTTTCGCTTCTATCGGTAACACCGCTACGGGAACGTACTCATCTGGTGGCGCGACATATGCGTACTACGAGTTCACGGCGAGTGGCACGCTGACAGTAAATGTGGCTGGCTACGTGGACTGTCTCGTCGTGGGCGGTGGGGGAGGTGGCGGTGGTAATGATGCTGGTGGCGGTGGCGGTGCGGGTGGTTATTTGTCTTTGACAAATGTTTATCTTCCCGCTGCTGGCACAGTCACGGTTACAGTGGGTAGCGGTGGCGCTGGTGGTTCCACAAATTACGGCGCTATTGGTGGCTATTCCGCATTGGGTGACTATGCAGCCTTGGGTGGCGGCGGTGGTGGTATGCAATATCAGCCAAGCCGATCGGAAGGTGCTTCATCTGGTGGTGCTGGTGGCGACGGTGCTCCAGAAACTGCTGGAACGTCCGTCTTTCCATTACAAGGCAAAAATGGAGGGAATTCTTCTGGAAACTATGCCGGAGGTGGCGGTGGCGGTGCCGGCGCAAATGGCAATGCCGCCTCTGCTGGCGTAGGCGGCGATGGCGGTGATGGGCTGCAATCAAGTTTCACAGGCAGCGCAACGTATTACGCCGGTGGCGGCGGAGGTTGCGCTGGCGATGGCACAAGCCCGACGACCGCAGGAAATGGCGGTCAAGGTGGAGGCGGTGCTGGTGGCAACAGTGCTGGAGGCAGCGCCGGAACTGCTAACACCGGCGGCGCGGGCGGCGGTGGAGACAGCGGCGCTGGCGGCAACGGCGGTAGCGGTGTCGTGATCGTGCGAGTGAGGACAGCATAAATGAGTAACCAACTAGACGGAGGTCAGAACTAATGGCACACGCGGCACGCATCGAGGACGGCATCGTCCGTGAAGTGATCGTCGTTCCTGATGATCTTGGTGGTGACGAGAACGACGCAGCGGTTGAGGCGTACATCCACGGCATCGGTTTGCACGGTGAGTGGATTCGCACGAGTTACAACGGCAACATTCGCGGCAGGTACGCCGGTATCGGTTACCGTTATGACGCTGAGTTGGACGAGTTCGTTGCACCTGAGCCACCGGCTGAGGAAGAAACCCCGGCAACGTGAACCCGGCAGAGATCGTCGGCATTGTCGTCGCCTGCATCAGTATCTTGACGGCGTTGCTGGCTGGCATCGTTTGGTTGATTCGTGCTCAAGTGGCGATGCAACGGGAGTTCAGGCCTAACGGTGGCAGTTCAACCCGTGACAGTCTCAACCGCATTGAGAAAGACGTGCGCGAGATACGCGGCAAGGTTGATGATCACATCGAGTGGCACATGGATCAACGCTAATCCGAACTAGCCCCAAGCCCCCACAACCGTGGGGGCTTTTGTTATGCCCAACAACCTGCGGAGGTAGATATGTGGTCCCTGTCCTTTTGGAAGCAAACCGCCGAGCGGGCCGTCAAAACTTGGGCACAGGTCGCCCTAAGTTTCTGGGTCGTTGGCCAGACCGGCGTGCTTGATGTTGACTGGCAGCAGTTCGCCTCGGTCACTGCCATTGCAGCTCTTGCCTCGGTTCTGACCTCGCTGGTGTCCAGCGGTGTCAATGATCCTGAGAACCCGAGCGCCGTGAAGGTTGACTAATGTCGTGGGCTAAGACTTTGGAAGTCGCCTTGCGTCAACGCCTGGGCGACAAGGTTGTGTTCATTGACGACTGGGACAAGGTGCGCCGCAAGCCCTGGCCGCGTAAGGGCGTGCCCGTGGCGCTGATGGTCCATCACACCGCTGGCGCTGCAACATCCAGCCGTGACCCCAACCACCCTGGCAACCGCAAGGGTGCCAACGCCGGCATCGTCAACTTTGTGCAGAACCACTACAAGGTGCCAGCCGCCAACTTCACTCTGGACCGCGATGGCACGGTGTACGTGCACTCAGCCTGGCCGGTGTGGCACGCGGGTAGGGGATCGTTCAAGGGAGTCAAGCCCTACGACCGCCTGGGCATCAATGACAACCTTGGCAACGACTACATGCTGGGCGTCGAGGTCGTTAGCAAAGGCCTCAAGCGCGACTTCACCAAGGCGCAGAAGGTATCGCTGGGCAAGCTCGCCAACGCCTGCAAGGACGCTGCTGGCTGGAAAGGCTTCTATCGGCGCTTGCCTAACCACAAGACATGGGCACCCAACCGCAAGATTGACAGCCGCTACACGCTGCTGGCACTACGACGCTGGGCGGCGCGTTACAAGTGACCCTTGCTGATCGGTTGGACCAGGCACCTCGTCGTAGTCGAGGTACGAGCTGCCGTCTTGGTTGGGTGCTGGAGCAATTATCAGACGCTGAGCGCGCAGCCTTGAATGCTGCCCTAATCACGGAGATTGGCAATCCTGACCGCATCGCCAGCACCGACATTGGTGAGGCGTTGCGCGCTGAAGGTTACGACGTCCACAACAAGACGGTTGAGATCCACCGCAAAGGGGCGTGCAACTGTGAGCCTGCAAAGTAGGTTGGAAGAACTACAACCCAAGCCAGCCAAGGTCTTGACTCTGGACATTGAGACATCGCCGGCGAGCGTGTTTGTCTTTTCACTCAAGCCCGATTACATCTCCCCCAACCAGATCATTGAGCCGTCACGCACGCTGTGCTTTGCCGCCAAGTGGCAGCACGACAAGCAGGTGCTATTCTTTGACGAGCGCAACGGTAGACAAGCCATGGTGGAGGCTGCCTGGCAGCTGCTCGATGAAGCTGATGTGGTGGTTGGCTACAACCACGTCCGGTTTGACATCCCTCATTTGCACCGCGAGATGGTCGAACTTGGTTACGGGCCGCCCAGCCCGTGGATAGACGTGGACTTGCTGACAGAGGTGCGCAAGCACTTTCGGTTTATGTCCAACAAACTCGGCGCAGTGCTGGACTCCTTGGGGTTGGAGGCCAAGCAAGACCCTGGTGGCTTTGACACCTGGAAGGGCGTGCTGGCGGGTGACCCCAAAGCCTGGGACGTCATGGCCCACTATTGCCGCAGCGACGTGCAAATCACTGAGAACCTTCTGACCTACCTGCAACCGTGGTTGCGCCTGCCGCACGCTGGCTTATTCACCGGCGACCTGGCCGGCTGCTATTCCTGTGGCGCTCGCACCTTGACACCGCACGGCATCGCCCGCACCAAGACCGCTGCCTATCTGCGGCTGGCATGTGAGTGCGGTGCCTTCAACCGCGTGATGACAGACGGCACCACCCGTCGAGCATGACCCACTAAGGAGGCCCAGTGATTGACCCTGCGCTTGCATCCGACGCAGTAGCGACCATGCACGGCGACCGGATGCGAACGCACGGCAACCCTGCCGACACCCTGGCGCGCATTGCGCAGATGTGGACCGGCTACTTGGGCAAGGACATTCACCCCACCGATGTTGCGCAGATGATGGTGATGGTCAAGCAAGCCCGCAGCCGCTCGGCTTACGACCGTGATCACTACCTCGACGCCATCGCCTACACCCTGCTGGCTGAAGCCTCAGCCCGGCCATGAAGGTCAAGGTGACGGTGGGCGATGTTGAGCTAGCCCTAGAAGGCGTCACCCTCACACCTCGGCAAATCTCTGGCTTCATCGTCAAGTGCGCCTCCATTGCCGTGGCGATGACCGGCGAGGAAGAAGCCGACACTAAGCAAGCCTTGGGCTTCACCGCCCACCTAGAACTCGACCCTGAGCGCAACCTTGTTGAGGTTGACCCTGAGTGGTTTGAGGAAGAAGCCCCCTGATCGTCCCTCCCCCCAGCCCCCGGCTGCTCGCCTGCCTCACCGAGCAGTCGGGGGCCACCTCCTTTTTACAGGCCAGCCACAACCTCAAAAGGCCGCTCATCCTCAATGCCAGCGTAAATCTGTGTGGACTGCACCGAGGCGTGCCGGCATAACTCCTTAGTCACCAGTAGATCATTGCCGCTGGCCTTGTAGGCGTTTGTGGCAAAAGTGTGCCGCAGGTCATGAAACCGCCTGCCCGTGACGCCTACGCCCTCAGCCATCTCTCGCCACTTGCGCGAGATGTACCGAGAATGGAACGGCCACAGCGGCCCGTCACTGTGGACATTGCGCAGCACCTCCACCACTTGAGGGTGTGCAGGGATCGTGGCGTCTTTGTCGTTCTTGCCACGCGGGATGCGTAACTGCCAGCCGTGCACGCCGCGCTCAAGGTGCTCGGCTTCCACGCGGGTGACCTCCACCGCTCGTAGCCCTGCCCGCCAGCCCAGGATCGTCCAGGCTCGTTCGCGCTCGCGCATGGTCAACAGCACCGCCAGCTCGTCCACTGGTATCGGTCGAGGCTTGCCGCGCTGAGTTGGGGGAGTGCGTAACCCCAACGTGGGGTCATGGTGCACAAGCCCCAGGTTCTTGAGATCCTTGAACGCTAGACGCAGGTTGTTGAGATAAATGCGCTTGCTGCTGTTCTTGGTTGCTTGACCGATAAGTGCCAGCACATCGTCAGCGCTGACGGTTTCCAGGGGTGCGGGCAGCCGATTGAGCAGCCGCACCTTGCCTGCGATGGTGTCCAGGTCATAGCCCTGGGCTTGGAGCCAGACTGCGTATGTCGCAATTATGTCGCAGACGGCGTGTTGCGTTTTCTTTTCTACTTCCCCGTTGGTAAACATGGTGCCACCTTTCCAGAAGGCAGCGGGGTCTGACCAGTCAAAACCAGGCCATTCCCTACAACCAAACGGCGAGGCTTAGCGGGTAGATGCGTTTTCGATAAGAAACGCACCGCCCCCCGCTAAGCCCAGAACAGGCGAGGGGGCCTGTCATGCAACACAGTAAGCGCAACCAGGTGCGGAAGCCAAATGTCTTTCTGCATCTGTCAGCGGATCGTCAGGTTCGCGCACTCAATCTCCCCTCAGGCGTCGTGCCCCCCGCGACGCCTGGGGGGTCTTTTCGTGCCTGGGGGTCGGAGTCCTGCGTAAACCCGGCCCCCAGGCCGACCCAAGGAGGGGAAGCATGGAGATCCTGATTCTAGGTGCCTGGACAGGCCTCACTTGGTGGGTGGCGTGGGCTACCTGCTCACGGCTGCACCGGCAGCGCCAGCACCTGTATTCCCGCCGCCTGATCGCCATGGAGCGCCAGGCTCGCCGTGAGGCCGCAATGGCCTACGACGCCCAGCGGGTAGCCCGATGATTGCTGAGGCAGCGCTGGCGCTGGTGATGGCGGCTGGGCCAGAGGTAGACCCCATCCAGGTTGGCCCCAAGACCCATGACAGCCCCATCTCGCTGTACCAGGGCCGGCACTACGTCAAGCGCGACAACGCCAAGCGGCTATGCGTGCGCCAGCGAGAATCCAAGAACGATTACCGCGCTGTGTCGCGCACCGGCAGGTATCGAGGGGCCTACCAATTCAGCCCTGAGTTGGCGGTGGGCGCTGGCTGGATGATCCAGCGCGAGTTGATCGCCACCGGCACTCCCAAGAAGCAAGCCCGCGCTATCGGCAAGCGGCTGCGGAGCCACTCCATGAACCAGTGGGCACCGTTCTGGCAGGACTTTGCCTTCTGGGTTGTCTGGGACGGCGGCGATGGTCGAGGCCACTGGCGGCACACCGTGCCGGGAACGAGCTGCTGGTCATGAGCATCGTGCAATGCCAACTAGACGACTGTGACCGCGAGGCCACCGCCTACTGGTGGGTGAAGGTGGACGACCGCCAGGTGGAGCGCTTGTTCTGCTACGCGCACAGCGACCAAGAACACCAAGCCGACCTCCTCGCCTTTGGGCACCAGAACATGGTGCCTGGGTCGGAGTTCTGATGCCCATCGTTATCCCGACCGCTGACGAGTTGAAGGTGATGGACGCCCGCGCCAAGGCGCAATGGCAGCGACGACTCACCCACGTCATGGGTCAACTCAATGAGGCCTGGCATGAAGCAGACGGCGGCGGCGAGTTACGACGCCAGGCCTACCTGTGGTTTGCGCTGTACGGCACCGACCAAGAAGCGCCCGCACATAGGCAGGCGCTCTTGGAGGCGATCAAGTGATGGGTCAGCGCTTGACGTACCGCTCCAGGGCGCGTCGCACGATGTCGGAAAGTGTGTCGCCGTTGGCGTGTGCCTTATCCAAGGCTGCCTGCCATAGGTCGTCAGGGATGCGGATGGCGCGTGGGGTGTCAGGCATTAGACACCTGCCGGGCAAGCGCAACGATGTCGTCGGCAATATCAGCCAAAGGCCTTGGCGTTCTTTCGTAGTGCGGGTCGGTTTCGCCACCAAAGTCGTCAAGACCCCAGCAAAACTCCTCAAAAGTGCCGCGGCCGTTGGTCCAACCTGGACCCTCAAACCAGCCTGGGCCAGCGACAGCCTGGAAAAGACCATCTGCGCCAGGTGTTCCAACGTAAATGGTGGCGCAGCCACCTCCAGTTTGCTCAATTTGAGCAGGCATTCCTCGATCTTTGATAAGTGCAACAAGAGTGTCGAAGTTGATGGTTGTCATGGTGTCTCCCGTGTTGGTGTCTGTATATACAGACTAAGGCAGGCCGTATATACAAGTCAAGGACATTTCCAAGAAAGTTTTGGGGGTGTCGCATGAAGGTCGGCAGCCTGTTCAGCGGCTACGGCGGCCTAGACCTGGCCGTCGGTGGCGATCTCGCCTGGTACTCCGAGATTGAGCCAGCGGCCTGCAAGGTCATGGAAGCCCACTACCCAGGCGTGCCCAACCTGGGCGACATCACCAAGGTGGATTGGGCCGAGGTTGAGCCAGTTGACGTCATTACAGGCGGATACCCCTGCCAGCCATTCAGCAACGCCGGAGCAAGGAAAGGCACAGCAGATGAACGACACCTGTGGCCCTATGTCAGGGATGCCCTTAGCGTCCTACGACCCCAACGAGCAGTGCTGGAAAACGTCCGAGGCCACCTCACTTTGGGCTTTGAAGATGTCCTCGCTGACCTTGCCGCCCTGGGGCTGTCTGCACGGTGGGGAGTTGTACGAGCTGCCGACGCCGGAGCGCCCCACAATCGAGCGCGCCTGTTCATCGTTGTTGGCGACTCCAACGACGATGGACAACCTGCCGGCCAGGACGGGCGAGGCCTACCAGAAGGCGAAGAACCAGGGCGGGCGCAAGAACCGCAAAGCAACAGGCAATCTGCGAGAACAAGTAGTGCATTTGCCGACGCCGCGGGCGCAGAACGGCGAGCCACGAAATCAGAACATCTGGCGTCGGGACGTTGGGCCTCAGAACTTGGAGAACGCTCTGGCATTACTGCCGACGCCGGAGGTGAACGACATGGGAGCGGGGAAGGACCCGCAAGCCTGGGACGAATGGGCAGCCCGCCAGAGGGCAGCAGACGGCAGGCCAGCGCCGCACGGCAAGAGCCTGGAACAGGAAGCGTTGCGCGTTGGGGCGACTACGCCCCCGCCATTGACCGCTGGCAGCACGTCATCGGACGCCCATCACCAAGCCCCACTATTCAGCGAGCAGGACGAGATCGCCTAAATCCCGTCTTTGTCGAATGGATGATGGGCCTGCCTGAAGGTTGGGTCACCGGTCACGGCCTGAGCGCATCTCAACAACTCAAGATGCTCGGCAATGGTGTCGTGCCGCAGCAGGCAGCACTCGCGCTGCAGTTGCTGGGCGGTGCCGCATGACCCAACACCGCAAGCACCGTGGCTACGCCAGCCAACGCATCGTTGCCGACTACCTGCGCACGCACGGTTTCCCTTACGCCGAGCCGGTCGGCGCTGGACGTGACGGCACCGACGTAACCGGCGTGCCCGGCCTAGACATTGAGGTGAAAGCGCGTCGAGGTTTCAACCCAGCCGCCGCCATGCGCCAGCAAGCCGAGCGTGCTGAGGACACCTTGCTGCCGTTCGCGGTGCTGCGCCTGGACGGCCAAGGCCCAGCGTCCGTTGAGGACTGGCCGGTGGTGATCCGCTTGGGCGCGTTCGTGGAAGTGCTGCGCGAGTGCGGATGGGGGCAACCGCTGTGAGCGTCTACTACAGCGACGACCTGGTGACGCTGCACCACGGCGACTGCATTGACGTTATGCGCTCGCTGCCCGAGGCAAGCGTGGACGCGGTGGTGACTGACCCGCCGTATGGCTTGGAGTTCATGGGCAAGGACTGGGATGCGCCGTGGAAGAACAACGGTGACGTCGTTGATGATCCGGCGAGCGTCGGTGGCTTTCAGGACGGTGCTGGCGGTAATCCATTCAGCAGGAGCCGCATCAGGTACGGGCGCGACGGAAACGCCATGGCGGGGTTTCAGGCATGGTTCACCGAGGTCGCTTCTGAAGCCCTCCGCGTCCTCAAGCCTGGCGGCCACCTGCTCGCGTTCGGCGGCACCCGCACCTGGCATCGGTTGGCGGTGGCGATTGAGGACGCAGGGTTTGAGGTGCGCGACTCGATTGCGTGGATGTACGGCAGCGGGTTTCCGAAATCGCTGGACGTGTCCAAGGCGATTGACAAGGCGGCGGGGGTGCAGCGTGAGGTTGTCGGCTCATCTATTACTGGTGCGGCATACACCCGCGCAGAACGGCGGAACGCTGACGCAGGCTTTGAGTCTGGTCAAGTAGTACGCGACATCACCGCCCCCGCAACCCCCGCCGCCCAGCAGTGGCAGGGCTGGGGCACCGCACTCAAGCCCGCGTTTGAGCCGATTGTGGTGGCGCGTAAGCCACTGGACGGCACGGTGGCTGAGAACGTGCTGCGGCACGGCACGGGTGCGTTGAATATTGACGGGTCGCGGATTGGGACTGGAACCGGAGAGGCGCGCACCTATGAAGTGCAGGACATACGAGGCGGCAACTATGGGCAGGATAAGGCTGCCTACGCCGACCGAGACAAGTTGCCTTACACGACAATAGACAAAGGCCGCTGGCCCGCCAACGTCATCCTCGACGAGTCGCAGGCCGCCGAGTTGGACAGGCAGAGTGGGGTCAGCGTCAGCCGCAGCGGTGGAGCAAGTGGAAGCACATGGACGGTAAACGGCGATGGTGCGCAACCACGGACTGATGATCGTGGCGGCCATGACGACACCGTCGGCGCGTCCCGCTTCTTCTACGTCCCCAAAGCCAACGCCAGTGAACGCCCCCGCGACGGCGACACTGCACACCCAACCGTCAAACCCCTTGACCTCATGCGCTACCTGGTCAAGTTAGTCACGCCACCAGGCGGGACGGTGTTGGAGCCGTTCGCCGGCAGCGGCACGACTCTTGAGGCCTGCGTGGTTGAGGGCTTCCACGTCATCGGCATCGAGCTGACCGAGGACTACCTTCCGCTGATCGTCCAGCGCCTGTCCAAGCCGATTGAGCAGGTGCTGTGGTGACCGATCCCCGCGCCGTCATCGCCTACCGCTACTCCGTTGCCGACATTGACCGCTGGCCTGCCTCGGTCGTCCACGCCTTCTACCAACACCTGCGAACAAAGGACGTGAAGTGATCGCACACGACAGGGAGTGCAACTCGTTTGGTCTAGCAGATCAGCGTCTTGCTTATTGCACTTGTGGCAAACGTCCACATCTTGCGCCACCTCCATGTTCCTGCGGGTGCCATAAGAACTTGGACCTAACAAAACACCTGCGAACAAAGGAAGAAAGATGACCGCTGAGATCACCTTCGCGCCGATAGATGCGCCCGACGTACCCCGCGACCGCTGGGGCCGTCCACTTATCCAGCCACCCGACGGTGGCAAGCCTGAGCCATACGTGCGCGTGTCCACGCTCGCCAAAGCCCTTGACAGCAAAGAAGGGCTGATGCAGTGGATGCAACGCATGACCGCCGTGGGTCTAGGTAAACGCCCCGACCTCGCTGAGCGGGCAGCGATCACCGACCCCAGCGACAAGAAAGCGCTCAAGGAAATTGTGGACGGCGCGATGCAGGCAGCCGAGAGCGATAAGGCCGCCAACATCGGCACGACGCTGCACGCCCTTACTGAGCAGATGGATCGCGGAACGCTCGACACCATCCCTCCCAACCACGCCGCTGACCTGGACGCCTACGCGCTGGCCACTGAGCCGCTGAAGGTGGTGGCCACGGAGATGTTTGTGGTCAACGACCACCTCAAGGCTGCCGGGACGCTTGACCGCCTCGTGCGTCTGCCTGACGGGCGCCTTGTGGTTGCTGACCTCAAGACCGGCGCGACAGAGCCGAGCTACCCGCACGGCGTGACCACCCAGTGCGCAATCTACGCCCACTCCTGGCGCTACGACATTGAGAAACAACAGCGCTTGGCCTACCTGCCCGAGAACGAGGTCAGCACCGAGGTCGGGCTGCTGATCCACCTGCCCGCAGGCAAAGCCAAATGCGATCTCTACCTGCTCGACCTGACCGTGGGCTGGCAACTCGCCAAGACCGCCACCGCTGTGCGCGCCGTCTACAAGTCCAAGCCCATTGAGAAGTACGTGCCGTGACTAGTGCTCGCATCCTCGTTGGCGACGTGCGCCAGCGGCTGCAAGAGCTGCCCGACGGCAGCGTGCAATGCGTTGTCACATCTCCGCCGTATTGGGGTCTGCGTGACTACGGGCACGAAGGTCAGATTGGACTAGAGCAAACGCCTGACGACTACGTGGCCGAGATGGTTGCAGTGTTTGTTGAAGTGCGCAGAGTGCTTGCAGATGACGGCACGCTGTGGCTCAACCTTGGCGACAGTTACGCAAGCGACACAAAGGGCAGCGGCGGGCCGGACAGTTCAAGCACGCTGGTCGGCACCAAGGCTGAGCACAACGGGCAGAGCATGAAAACGATCAAAACAAAACACGGATTGAAAACCAAAGACCTTGTCGGCATCCCATGGCGCGTCGCCTTTGCCCTGCAGGCCGACGGCTGGTGGCTGCGCCAAGACATCATCTGGCACAAGCCAAACCCAATGCCGGAAAGTGTGATCGACCGTTGTACCAAGGCGCATGAGTACGTGTTTCTGCTGACCAAGTCGGCGCAGTATCGCTACAACGCTGACGCAATCGCTGAACCCGCAGAGACTGCAGGTCAGCATCGGGGTGGTGGCAAGCAATACAGCCAAGACCCACGCGCCATTGCAGCAATCGGGCGCAATCACAACCTTGACAAGTACGGGACAACAACGGAAACCCGCAACCGGCGCAGCGTTTGGACCATAGCCACCAAGCCATTCAGCGGTGCGCACTTTGCAGTCATGCCAATCGGACTTGTTGAACCATGCCTCTTGGCTGGCTCGAGGTCCGGTGACACCGTTCTTGACCCGTTTGCAGGCAGCGGCACTGTCGGCGTAGTCGCGCTGCGACATGACCGCAACTTCATCGGCATTGAACTCAACCCCGACTACGCAGCACTTGCTGAGTCACGCATCTACGACGACGGCCCGCTGCTCAATGAAGTGACGGTGGCCTGATGGCGCACCCCCTAGACCCTGCGCACCTGCGCATGGAAACCGCACCCGCAACCGAAAGGAACAACCATGTTTGATGCACCAGCCACCGGTGGTGGCTCACTGAGGCCCGCAGATGTTGAGGGCCACCTGCTCATCGTTGAGCCGACTGAATACGTCGCCAGCATCGCCACCTCGTTTGGTGAGAAGGACGCCATCAGGGTGACCGTCCACGACGTCACCGACAAGGAAACCCACAACGACGTGCTGCTGTTCGGCACCGCGCTGATCGGCTCGCTGAAGTCCCAGGTCGGCAAGCGCGTCCTGGGCGTGATGACCAAGGGAGTGGCTAAGCCAGGCCAGGCAGCGCCGTGGGTACTGGAGGACGCCACTGGCAACGCCAAGGCCGTCAAGGCAGCCACCGACTACCTGACCAAGGCAACCGCCGACACCATGGCCGCACCTAAGGCCGACACCTCGGCGCTAGACGCTGCGCTCGACAACCTTGCAGACATCACCACATGAGTTGCGACGAGCGGCTTAGGCCGATCCCGGTGGGCAACGCCATCAGCGTTGAGGCCACAGCCTCCGACCCCCTGAGCGCTGCCCGCCTTGCGCTTGTGCAACTTGCTGACGCTGTAAACGTCAGCAGCCTCGCGTCCATCAGCGTCAACAGCGTGATCGTGGACCCATACGAGGACCAGCCGTGGGAAGCAACCGCCTACGGCGCACTTGTTGAGTAACACCAACCCCCCTGCCCTGATTTAGGCAGCGACGGCTCACGACCGAGCAGGGGACGTGACAGAACTAATCACCGCAGCACGCCAATGGTTTGACGCTGGCTATTGCGTGGTGCCCACGCATGAGGACGGCGGCAAGCGACCCTTTGGTGCCTGGAAGCAATACCAAACCGAGCGCCTGCCCTGGGACCAACTGCAGGCGTTACTGGAAACCGGCACCTACACCGGCATAGGCGTACTCACCGGCAGCGCCAGCGGCAACGTGGAGATGCTAGAGATTGAAGGACCGCTCGACCTGGCCCTCAAGCGCCTAGCCAAGGTGTCCCGCGCTGCCCGCGACTACGCCCAAGTGGGTGTGCCTGATCTGTTGCAACGCCTCGCACGCGGGTGCGCGGAACAATCCGCAGGCGGCGGCGTGCATCTGTTCTACCGCGTCAGCGACGGCCCCGCGCTCGGCAACACCAAACTCGCCCACGCTGACGGCAAAGTGATCGCAGAAACCCGGGGGGAGGGTGGGTTCGTTGTCGTCGCCCCCACCCCAGGACGCAGCGGCCACCCTGAGGGCAGCTCGTATGCGCTGCTGAAGAACTGCACCCCCGCCGGCACCATTGAGGTCACCAGTGAAGAGCGCGACCTGCTGCACTTGCTGTTCCAACTCGCCCTAGACGAGCAGCCCGCGCCGGTCGAGCCACACAAGCCCGCGAGCACCCCCGGTGATGGCACCAGCGCGCTTGACGACTACCGCACCCGCCACACCTGGCGGGAGATCCTAGAGCCGCAGGGCTGGACGTACAGCCACAGCGACGGCACCCGCGAGCATTGGGTGCGGCCAGGCAAGAGCCTGCATGAAGGCACCAGCGCCACCACCATTGAGGACGGGCCGCTGTATTGCTTCTCCACCTCCGTTGGCTGGCCCGCTGAGCAAGGCTTGAGCAAAGGGCAGGTGTATGCCTACCTGCATCACGGCGGTGACCTGTCGGCGGCTAGTCGAGCGCTCGCCGCTGATGGCTACGGCACCCCCATCGGTGCCAACGCCCTGCCTGCCTGGGAAGCGGAGTTAGACCCTGACGCGAGCGAGGACGAGCGGCTAGACGCCCAGGCGGCCTGGGTGGCCGAGCACCTGCCGCGCTTGGATTGGACGGCACTGTGGGCTGACGAGACTGAAGAAGAATGGATCGTGGAGCCGCTGCTGGCTCGCCGGCGGCTGGTCGCTTTGTATTCAGCCCCCAAGGTGGGCAAGTCGTTGTTGATGTTGGAGATCGCCGCCAACATCGCCGCAGGCCGGGAAGTGCTCGGCACCAAGCCCCCTGAGCCGATCCGCACCCTGTATGTGGACTTTGAGAACGACCCACGCGGTGATGTGCGCGAGCGGTTGCAAGCCATGGGCTTTGGCCCAGGTGACCTCGACAACCTGTGCTACCTGTCCTTTCCCAACCTGGGGAAGTTAGACACCCAGCGCGGCGCTGACGAGCTGATGGCCGCCATTACCTACTACGGCTGCGAG